CATTCGACGGGCTGTAGTTCTTGAAGTGGACGATCTCTTCTTCATCGAATGGTACGGGTTTCTCGCCGGGTAGCGTGTAGAAGTAGACTAGCTTATCGCGATAGGCTTTAATCGACACCCTATCCGATCTCAGAGGATCTAGCCGGATGCTGTCGCCTACCTCGTTGATATACCAATAGCCATCGCCGGCCACGCACAGAAACAGCTCTATCCTGAACTTCAGTTCGTCCATTGAGATCTTAGGGTTAGGGTTGCCAAGCATCTTAGCCACTGGATGCGTATCAGATACGACATCCTTGGTAGATATGTCTTTGGCGTAGATAGGGATAGATACCTGAGCGTCTGCTCTAGCTGTGAACAACCGATACACGAGCCAGTGAGACTCGTAGCCCTCTAGCACTGCCTTCTTCGTATTCCAGTCCGTCCACTTCTCAACGCCATACTGGAGCGAAGACGTTGTCTTGATCTCTTGCGAGCGGGTTTCTGGAGCCAATAAATGAGCAAAGGCCACGCGGCCCCCATCGCTTGCCCAGTCTAGGACGATGTTCTTGAAGCGCCCCATATCTCACCCTCATTGAGCGAAGTCCGGTTATCTCGCTCGTTTGGTAAGAGTACCACTTGTTGGGCGTTGTTACAATAGATATGTGATCTATATAGATTTGGTAGACATAGCAAGTATGAACGCTCGTGTGATCGCTCTTGGCGCTGTGTCATCGTGAATAGCCTCAAGCACTCCAACGGTTACTCCGTCTTCATCGAATATCCACCCGCAAATTGACAAGCTATTACCATCAATCGTCATCATCTGCAACGTCGATATTCTTTGCATCATTGGCCCCATCAGCTCCCACGCGTCTGCGATATTGCTTGTGTAGTACGGCACTGAATCAACTGGCACGTCATAGTCTGGTTGCATCCAACACGGCTCTCCTCGATGATAGCCAGGCTTCCACCCCATCAATATAGCTGCGTTCACATCTAACTCATTATCCGTCATCGCCATCACTTCTTCTCTATTCACGACTACCTCCCAACTTCGGCGCGTCTCGAAACTTCTTGCTATTCCTGATCGTCTCAATCTGCGCGGCGTTGATCCCGTTCACCGCCAATGACTTATGACTCCCGCCACCGTGTGGCTGCTCTAGTTCCTTACGTCGCCATCGCTTGATAAACGCGGTTGTCTCTGAGCCTCGTGATGGCTGCTCAACGTCGAACGCCTTAACCATGTCGTCTAGTACGAGGATGTTGTCTCGTAGTATCGGCAATCCTACCTCCTCACCAATCAATCATTTCAGCGCGTCCGCCTGACTCTCCAAGCATAAGGTCGGTTGCTGCCCAGACCATCGCGTCGATGGCGTCATCGTGCTCTAGCTCATCCATCGGCGTTGTCATCTGATCCTCTAGCTCGTGGAACGATCCGTGATGATAGCCGCGTCCCTGCTCATACAGCGCTGCGATAGGCTCAGCCCTCAGCACCTTGCCTCTGGTAGCTCTCACTTCCCTGTAGCTTACACTATCGTTCACCTGGCGTATAGTAGATTCGATCATGTCGCCGCCGTTGTTCACCTCGCCGATTATCCTGTCAGCGTGCCACCGGAAGTAGGCGCTCACTGCCTTGTTAGCCCACTCCTTCGGCGAGTACTTCCCGCTGAGATCGTCTAGGACGTGGAACTGATTCCCCAGCTTACCCGCAACGATGATACCTGTCTGATCGGAGTTGTCCTTAGCCGTCACCGCTGGATCTATCGCTACCACTATCCGATCGTAATCGAACTTCTCTACCGAGCGTTTGATGTCGTCATACTTCCACAGTGCCCTATCGTCGTCATCCTGCCACATGCCGAGCATAAACCGCTCACGCTTGCGTTTAGAGAAGCCTTGAAGCACCTGCATGTATTCCGGCGAGATGTTCGCCTCGTTGTCTATCGGGTTCATCAACAGTGAAGCGTACAGCTCAGGATTGGCAAGCGGCGTCTTGTCTACTGGGTTGATCTTCTCGATGAACTGTCTGTGCGTCCAGTGTGCCTTGTGAGGCGGATTCTCATCGTAGTATGCTCGGTTGACTAGGCCTGACTTCTCAGCTAGGCGTGATAGAGCTGTTTCGACTGATCCGTGCATGATGTCCGATGTCTCATTAAACAGTATGGTCGAGTATTCCGTTCCGAGAACTCTGTCTGCGCGTTCATCGTCGTCTAACCCACCGATCCAGATCTCTGAGCCGTTCGGGAATGTGAGGAAGTAATCGCTGTTGTTCCACTCGACTTCCATATCAGGTGCAGCCAGCTTGAACATCTTCGGCAGCGAGTCCTTCCAGATGGCACGCTTAGCGTGTGCGAAGTACCTACGAAGGATAAGATGCCGCGACTTCACCTTGCTTGCACGGTACATAAGCGAGTAGAGCAGGACAATGCTCTTGCCGCTACGCCCTCCACCGTAAAGCAGGATGTGCCTTGCGTCGCCCATGAGGATGTTGATGGCCTCTTGTTGCTTGGGCGTGTAGTCGAATGTGCTATGCTGTTCCATTCCACCTCAGTAATCCGTAAGCGTTGGCAACCGCACTTTCTTCAGACAGCATCCGCATCCTCATTTCTGCTACAAATCCTTGTGCGCCTTATCCAAGTACACGATATTGATTCCGCCTTCGTGTTTCACGTCGTGCTTGTCTTTCCAATCAAAGTTCTTGAGTGCGAAGATAGGCCCTGAACCGCCCTTGCTGCGGAGATCCTGCTCGTATGCGTTCTCTACGAATAGCTTGGCCTTTTTTATCGTGTAGTGAAACTCTTCACTATATCCCTCGTAATTGATGAGGTCTGCGCGTGAAGTGAACCCAAGATACAACGCAAGTCCGGTGATCGTAATCTTGTCGAACGCTGTCTCATCGAAGTAATCGTCAATCGCTACGGACATCTCTGCAACCGTCTTGTACTTCCTCGGCCTACCGCCTGCGTGTTTCTCAGTCATCAGTCACCTCTTCCCGTCCACTTCTTGAGCAACTGCCTCTCTATCTCTTCCTTCGTTCTTTCGCGCGGCGGCTTCTTAGAGCCTGCCTGTTTAGCTGCTGTGTCATTCATCCTCTACCTCCTCAGGCGGTCCGCCCCATACCCACTGCGTGCCATCCCACAAGCCGGACCAGTCGTTTGCAACGTACATTCCAGGCGCATCTGTTAATTCCGGCCACTTCTCAGTCATCAGCTATCACCTTGCACAGTATACAGCGAAACGGACGGAGGCCGCTGCTCAGGCGCTTGGTCAACCCAGCGACTAGCGGAATGAAGAGGTAAAAGGAGCCGAGTCTGAACTCGGAGAAAACCTCGCCAAGCTTGCGTGCGTATCTCACTACGCGTGCCGTCCATTTCATATTCTATCCCTTCATCACACCGAGCGGGCGCAGTTTCACGACCACTTCAACTAGGTCCGATTCCGCAGCTATCACTTCGTCGATGTTCTTGTACGCTCCAGGGGCTTCGCTGATGTCAGGCGTTCCCTTGCGTGTCTTACCCCAACCACCGAACACGATGCCTTCCATGTCGGCCTCGCACTCTTCTACCGTATGCGTCCGGTTGAACTCAGCCCGTCCGCTTGCCCTTCCAGCGCCGTGGCTGCAGCTCTCGAATGATTCTGGATTACCTAGCCCGCGCACGATATAGCTAGACGTTCCCATACTGCCGGGAATAATGCCAAGCTGGTCCTTCTTAGCCTGCGTTGCTCCCTTGCGATGTACCCACACGTTCTTTCCGTAGTGGTTCTCGATAGACGCAAAGTTGTGATGGATGTTGATCTCACGCATGAAGTCAGCGCCAGTCATCTCTCTGACTACGCTCTTGAATACCGTAAGCATTGCATCTCTATTAGCCTGGGCGAACGCGAGTGCAAACTTCATCGCGTCGATGTACTGCGCTGCCTCATGGCTACCGATCGGAAGGAACGAAAGCGAGTCCTCGCCATTCCCTGGAGGCAACTGCGAATGCCACATTGCGCATCTCTTCATAGCCGCCTGGTTGTATTCCTTGGCAATCTTGTACCCGAAGTTGCGACTGCCACTATGGAGCATGAGCCATATAAGGCCGTTATCTCCCATCTGAATCTCGATGAAGTGATTGCCGCCGCCAAGCGTCCCTAGCTGTCGCCTTGCAGATGCCAACTCTCTCTGAACAACTGGCAAGTCAGGGGCCTTATCAAATCCATTCCACGCTTGATCTTCCTTGTGGTGATTGAATCCTGTCGGGATCAAGTATGAAAGCTCCTCAAGAACGTCCTCGATAAGCCCAGCGTCCATTCCAGTAAGATTCGTTTCTACTGACGCCATTCCACATCCAATATCGACACCAACAGCATTGGGGATCACGGCATTCTCACACGCAATGACACCGCCAATTGGCATCCCATACCCTCGATGGCAATCAGGCATCAATGCTACGTGATGGAACATAACTGGATGGTTCGACAGGTTGATTGCCTGCTGCATAGCGCCGTCTTCTACATCTTCGCACCAACTCTTTATCGGTATACGCCCATCAGTGTTCACCCATTTCATTTCATGCCTCCTTACTCGATACATTATACCCGATCCGCCGTGCAGAACACAGTTTAGAACACCATCCACCGCACGAACGCGAGCATCCCCCACACGGCCAGCGATGCTAGGCTGATTGCTATCAGGACGCCGATAGTCCTGCGTGGGCCGGGGATCATGCCGTTGCCTCTGGATACTTCTTCATCAGCCGCCGCAGATTTGCCATGTCCTGCGCCTTTTCTCGGTTTATGCGCTCGGCATCTCGCTTTGCGTATATCTCGTCGGATTCTTCCTGACTGATTACTCCAGCCTTAATAAGCGATAGGTTGCTCGGCTCGTCCTCAAACTCTAACTTGACACCATCATCGTAATCGTGTTCAGGCGTTATGTGGATGAATTCGCCGCCGCCAAGGTTGAGAATAATCTCCCAACTCCTGATAACCGCGCCCTCGATTGTCTTCCCAGATATATCGTCGCCTAACTTAAACTGTCTCATTTCTTACCTCCTCGTGAGGGATGAAAATGGTTAGCCGGGCTCGGCATCATTGCCGCCATCGCAGACTTCTCAAGGCACGCCGTACAGTTCATGCGCCGCGGATGTATCTCCCAGCTATGGAACCGGACGTTGTGTTCTGCGCCGCACTTATCGCACACGTATCGGATGCGCTTCATTCGTCTCCAGGCCACTCGCCAGCGATCAATACACCGCCGCGCTTCTCATTGGCTATCTGGATGGCGTGTTCTTCGTCTCTTGCCCATACGTGGAACTCTGCGTAAGTCGGATTGCCGCCATATCCTTGCACCACATTTCTGTCTGCATACTCGCCGCTACACTCATACACCTGTCTCAAATTCGTCCACTCATTTAATGGAACATTGCCTTCTCTGTCCATCGCAACGCAGAATGCTTTCATACCAGCAGGGCGCTGCTTCAACTTCGAGTCTAAATCATACTCCTCGATGCGTTCATTGGCGTTGAAGTATTTAGCAGCATCTTTCGCTTTCTTGTATGTAGAGAACGCGCCGATAATCGTGTAGTCTTCGTAATCGCCATCACTTATCAGATAGACTTTCATTCGGCATCCACCTTCGTCAGCCCATCGTAGCCCTGATTCGCTATCTCACGATCTATCCGTTCACGCGCCCACAGCAGTATGTCCATGTTGTACGATCCATTCTCAGACGCGCCGCTGAACTCAAAGCTGTTGGCCATCACGCCGTCCTCAGTAACAGATACGCATCCAGTCTTCGTAATCATCACGCCTCCCATACCTGGCCGTCGTTCTGCGTAGGACTACTCCCCGCGCACCATTCGCACCACTCCTGATGGATAGCCATCGGCACATACGGCACGTCTAGCACTAGCGTACCGGCGAGGCCTTCGTTAAGCAGGAACCGTTTCGTCTCGAACATGATTAGCCCCTTCTCAGCTAACGCGGCCAGCGTCCTCGGATTGTGTGCGCCCATCCGCCCTGTCGCTATCTCGCTGAAGCACTCGCGCTGTCGCCCTCTAAGCCCTCGGAAGCGTTTCATCGTTCACCACATCGTTCACCCATCCGCCTCAAGTTGCCCATCACCATGAACGCACTGATCGCGCACGCTGGCACAGTTATCACTAGCCACAACGTTGCCCAGCACCATACAGTGACGAACAGATAGCCAGCGAATTGAACGCCCCAGAATGCCGCCCACCGCCCCGCGTGCATCTTTCTGCTGATCCATATATCTAGTCGCCTAAACATCATGCCTCCTTTAGCTGCCGTATACGCGCATCAGTCTCAGCAATGTTATCGCGGCACTTAATCTTTTCATGAACCAGCTTGGTCTCTAGCCATTCCTTCTCTGAGTAGAATGTATTAAGAATCTTGTCACAGTCTTCACACACCTCAACGTATTCACGATACACATCAAACCTCACGTTCTTGTGAGGGCATTCGAGTTGCTTCACACGAATCTCTAGCTCTCTCAATTTCAGCATTGTCTTCTTCTTCATCATGCCTCCTTTGGAACGAAGTGAATGAACGGTTCTTCGCTGCCGTCTGGCCGCATCAGATGTCCGTTCTCGGCTCGGATGCCGTATACGGTTTTCGCCAGCTTGTACAGGCGATCTCCGATAACCATCTCGTCGCGGAGCTCTGCCTCGTATGCCGTCCGATAGTACACCTCAGGCCGCGACCCTATCCGGTTGACTGTTCCTCGGATCTTGACGTAGAAGTATTCTCGCTTCGATCCATGCCCAGATTCCTTCAACGTCCGTCGGTAGTCTGAGACAGTCATACCGTCAGGCCACTCGACGCCATTATCCAGGCTCTTAGCCCACAGTGAAGCCGCGCCAATCAGCCGCCGCGTGTCTAGTCCTTTCGACGCAAGGCACTCTCTCAGCGTCCGCGCGTCCGGATCCGTAGCAGCCACCACCTGGCCCAAGCGATAGACACGTTCGGCGATAGTTGAGTCCAGCATAGCGAACGATGATAGCTGAGTGAGGATGGCTTGACCTTCTTCAGCGTCGTGGCGCAGATAAAACCACAGCTTAGACGTATCAACCTTGCCTACGCCATGCCCAAGAACATCCTGATTGTCAATCACACTAAGAACTCCATTGGCTCTATCCCACTCAGCTATCACAAGCTGGCCAGTCTCGACCATAACGTGTACATGCGTGTGAAGCGTTATGCAATTTTCAACTACATCTTTTTCATCACTACCACCAACACCAAGCGGGCGAACATGATGCACTTCAAGCTGTCTCCTGCCTTCCTCAGACCTGCCGTCAAAACCACTAATGGCACACCGATAGCCGTCTAGCCTCAACGCCTCTTCGCGTACTGCGTTACTCCGTGACATTCTCATCCTCTAGTGCGATCCAGAATCGTAGCGCCTTCTTCATCAGTCCGTTCTTGTTCGATTGCTGCTTGATGTATTCGATAATGTCTGCGTCTGTTTCTGCGTTGAGTTGTAGCGTAAACCTCGCGTATGTCGTAGCCATTACGCCACCTCCTCGCGTTCGATGTCAACCGAAATGCGGCCCTGATAGTCTCCGTGTCGCCCAGTTGCTTTCTGAGCAACCTTCACGGCTAAATCATCATTCTGAGAGAATGCCAGCCCGTTAATATGGTTGACGTGAATCTCAAGCCATGCCCGCGCAGTACCTCTTCCGTGCCCTACTTTTACAGCAGCTTTATCGAATCCTGCATCTATGAGCGCCAGCTTTACTGCTTTCGTTTCTTCTCTCGCTGCAATCATCGTTGTTGCCTCCTTGGCTACATCACAACTATACCACACATGACACGATACGTCAAGGGGCGCACCGGAACCCGCCGAGCTTCTGCGCGTACTGCTTTACTCCTTGACATCCTACCTCCGTCTTGTCCATAGGATATTTGCCAACGACGCTACCACGCACGCTATGCCGCCAATAATCCTCCCGTCGCTGAATGCGACAAGAGCTCCGAGCGCAGCAAATCCTGCTGCGAACATGTTCCACTTGTCCATTGAACTCACCTCAATATCCCGTCAGTGTCTTCTCGTTGCATAGCAGGTTGTCTAAGCGCCCTGAGGTACTTCCCATTCGACTTACGAAACACCCGAGTATCAATCACGCCCTCCACATCCCTGCGGCCATACGCAGCGCATACGCGAGCCAAGATAGCTTTATCGTGCGGCCATCGTCTCAATCCGTCAGCCCACGCGACGATCTTACGAGCGTTATCAGCCTTGCTGTGATGCCGTTCTCGCTTCACAGATAGATGCTTGCCGGCGTAGGCGTCAACGTCTGACTTCAGGAACGTGATACGTATCCCGCCATCGGCACGCGACTCTCGCCTAGTGTCTGCCTTCGCTTTTCTCATCAGCTTTCTAGCGTGAGTGAGCGAGCAGTTAAGTATCCTCGCTGTCTCGGCTGTGCCGATACGTTCATTCATCCGTCCGCCTCATCAAACAGCTCTAGCGCATCGTTGTATTGTTTCACCATATCGCTAGGCGTCATATCATCGTCGCCTTTCCACACAATCATCAACGCCTCACGAATCGGCCTCAGCTTCTCAGCGATGATAGGCTCAATATCATACGAGCTTGCCGACTTGCCTAGCTCCGCTTCGTAACTAGCTACCGCGTACGCTATCTCTCGAGCTAACTTCATGACGCCTCCTTGTACATATACTTGGCCTTCTCTTCATCAGACAACTGTGAGAATCTATCCCACATCATCCAGAATCCGAACGGCATACTAGTTCGTGGCCCCATGTCCGATCTGCGAAGCGGCGTTGGGCCACAGTAGCCATGGACCTCGAACAGGAAGCCGTCGTACACGTAGATCGGATGGAAGCAGACGAAGCCATCAGGTACGCCTTCACTCTTCAATCGTAGACACGTCATCACGCCTCCTTACTGCGGAACTGTAACTCCAGTCTGGCCTTGATAGATGCCGCCGCTCTCTTTCTCCGTATACGTTCTGTCTGGCCTGTCACCTCGGAAGAATACCACCTGCGCGATTCCTTTCCCAACGTGTAGACGAATCGGATTAGGACTGACGTTCGCCAGCTCTAGCGTGAGGATCCCTTTCCAGCCTGGTTCAAGCGGAGTTACGTTCACCAACAGCCCGCAGCGAGCATAAGACGACTTGCCCCAGCACACGCCACAGACATCGTTAGGAATGTTGAACGTCTCTACGGACTCAGTGAGCACGTGATGCCCTGGATGCAGGATGAACTCGTCATCGCGGTTGAGAACATGGCAGAGATTCTTATCGTAGTCGATAGGATCGGCGATAATGTCGATGCGTGATGCTAGCAAGAATTTCTTTCCTAGCCGAATATCGTATCCGAAGGAGCCTAATCCGTAGGATGGCTTGCCTTTCTGCTCAGGAATGAACGGGTACAGCATTGACGACTCTGCGAACATACACATGCCGCGTATCTGCCTATCGTTGAGAATCATTCTGCCATCGCCAGGATGAACGCGCGGGTGATGGCGCGTGCTGTTGTCTGCGCACTCGTTTCTCCTTCCTTCGGCCATTCGGTAATAAGATGCTGCCATTTCCATTCCTGCTCTGACGGTCCTCCGAGTTCACCAATCGACATGCCATAACCAATTCCGTGACGCCATTTGGCTGTCTCTCCACGACTAACTGGAATACGGACGATGTGAATGGCCCCGTAATATCTATCTGAAAGAGGAATTCGTTCCCACAATTCCCACGCCGCCGCTATGTCGTTAGGGTAGTCTGGGACGACATCCCACATATTCTCGCCGTCTCCAACTAGCCAACCAATAGCATCCTTGTCGGCATTAGGCCCACTATCTTGTTTAGCACACACGGTGTGAAATGTTATTCCCTCACTAAGCAGATTATTAACCTCGCGACAAGCAACGTCTTCCCACCCCATCAACTCAGCAGCCTTGATCCGAAGCTCCTCGTCCGTCATCGCCATCAATTCTTCTCTATTCATTCCGCCTCCTGAAGGAACTCTGGATGTTTGCATTGGGCAAGCACATCGTCACAGAACTGATGCCACTCTATCAACTCGTGAGTCCTCCTCTGCCTGATGATTCTCTGCAGCGTCATGTAGTTCGTGCAGACGATTCGCCGCTGAAGGAATGACTCTGGCAACATAGCTTTCACTCTACGAACATCCTTGTTCGCGATGTGTACATTCAGCTTGTCAAGGTAGCACACTGGAATGTCAACAACAAAGTCGTCTTGCGTCAAGTATCGATCTAGGATCGTGTGCATCGTTGACTCCGACTGCTTTGTAACTCCGACGCGATATGTATCTGCGTGGCTCCACCAATAGCGCGGCGCAGTAATATCCAGCCACACGGCTATCGACTCCAGAAACTTAGAATGACTCCCGCCTCTCTTTACCAGCTTGTCAGCCACCACTTTCATATCTCCTCCGCTGTTGTAGCTCAGAGATATGCCAAGCAGTGCTTCTTCAAATCCCGCCTCGCGGATTATTGATGTTTTCATCACATCGCCCCCTTCATATTCATAGCCATTCTTGCAGCCGCATCGTCGTCGTCATCGAAGTGGACAGCGTTAGACGACTTTCCGTTACCTGACGGCATAGCAGAATAGTCGTCTTCCCACCGTCGAGCTGATAGCCAGCCTTGCGCCATGATAGCCGTCTGATCCTCACGCAATGTCTTGCGCCTGATAACTTCCTTCTTCGCACCATCAACTATCGCATCAACCAGTTCGCGATTGAGGTTCTTGATGTCTAGCCATGAGTCAGCGGCTGAGGCTTTGCCTTTTCGATAATCGAAAGCAGTCCAGAACTCTTCGTACCAAGTGAGCTTATCGCCTTTGACGTATCGCCTTTTCTTTGTTATGTAGTATTCATCGTTATCGGACGAAGGTGTTTCTTGGTCTGCATCTAGGTCTAGGTCTGCATCTAGGTCTAGGTCTAGCGCACCGTTTACGGTACGTTTACGGCACGTTTTCGTTACGTGTTCGGAAGTGGCCTGTTCTTGTATGTTTGCTGGTTCTCTTGGGAATCGTTCATCAGCCTTAACATCTTCACGTAAACGCCGCCTCGGATTGAGCAGATGGATGTACTCAGCACCGTTGACTTCATAGATGGCTGCGAGAGGTCCGACCGCGTTCGATACGAGTTCGGCCCGCCAACGGCCCGTATCCGTAGCGGTAACGTGCCCCGCTGCGAAACGATGACCGTAGAGATAGGCTAGGATCTGTTTCGGGTTGCCGTAGTAGTTTCCGAAGTCGTCAGCCTGAGCTACAAGACGGGTGAATAACGTCTCGGCACCGACTGATACCGCGTTGACCTTCTCGCTGAATGGATAGCTCTTGAGTAATGGATTCCACGGCTCGCGGCGTGTTGTGTTCTTAGCTGGCATCTTTACTCCACGTTGCCGTTACAGCTTCAGGAATCTCGCTACACTTGAAGACCATGAAGCTAGTCCCATCAGCGTTGACTCTTTCTGTCCATGGATGATTGCCTTTGTATAGCTGGCGGCTATGCCAAACACGGAACGCTTTGAAGTCAATGATTGTCCATCGTGCAAGCATACGCTCCGCGCTATCACAGAATGCGTAGAAGAGATAATCACCCCAGCCTTCGATTATCTTAGTTATCTCTGTCTTGGCGCCAGAAGGAAGTCCTGCCCTGATCGTGAATTCATCGCCGTATCTATCGACGTATTGATTGCGCCTGACTCTACACCCGAACCGTAACGGTTCTAGCTTCAACACGATCAAGTCTGTATTATGTTCAGCGTCCTCTTCGCACGGTGGCTCGCCAATAAACCGTTCGCCTAATATGCGTTTGATCTCTGGCAAGAACCTATCTGACCAACGCTTGTTTTCTTCCCACGTAGTCATGCTTCCTTACCCCACGAATCGAACCCGCTTATCTCGCGCCGTCCAAACATATCAAGCCGACGCCCAGCGGTTACCCGTTCAATCATAGAATAGAATTCTCCAGGCTTCTCACTGTGTGCCCCGCGTGG